GGATCTTCCGCCATATTGGACGCAACTCCGTGGCGCATATAGAACTGGTAAAATGCTTGTAGGATCGGCACCCCAGAACAGAGTGCCAATCCACATTCACCAACAGCGTGCATCCATTTTTGAAGCGCGATTTGCGATGTGACATTAATAGTAGTCATGGTATCTTTTTCCAGTGCAGTTTTGATATTGCGTACCATTGTGATCCCAGTCTTAGTGCGTATTGGTCTCATTTGGCAAAATTCTATTCGAGCTAAGTCATATACTGGAGCTTCAACTGTCATCCTGAATCCTCGAGTGAGGAACCATTGAGACAGGCCAGCTCCAAAATTGACCTCATGGATACGTTCCATGAAGACGACGCAATCATCACCATTATTCACCAACTTAACGGGTATGCCCTTGCTTTTCGCATAAGCATATATTAGTGCACACATTATGAGACAATTGCCCAAAGCTGTGTTCATATCCCCGCTAAATCGTTTGCCTTTTACTTTGTAACGTAGTTTGCCATCATAGCAATACCCCTTCCCCCTATTATACATCTGCCAACTCAACAGCTTCCTTAATTCAGGACAATGCTGGAATATACGCAGGTATATGGAATGCTCCCAACCTAACATAGTTGCATGCACATGCATGTCAAACTTGGTTGCATCTAGCCCAATTGCTACTGGGTCATGGAAAGAGTTCCACTTACCCTGAATTATAGTGGCGACCTCCTTGACAGTGTATCCCTTCATGACAGTAGGTCCATCACGGTATATCTTCTTAATGGCTCGATAGATACGGTGTTCAAGTGGTTTAATGTATTTGCCTAGTGATAGATTATATTCAGGTTTTCGTGGTTGTATGCATCTGGGTGCTTTGCTAGTGTTTCCTTTCTCCACCTTTACAAACGACATGCTAGTAGCATGTTTCCGTTTGACTCCACCTATCCGCAGTGACTCATTGGCTCTCTCATATATCGTGCGCTTACGACCCTTATATGTCTCAACAACTTCATCTGTTGTGAGAAGGGTGGTACCACGACAATGTTCAACAATCTTATCAGCAAAGTCGGACAAGCAAGCAAGGGCGGTAGGATGCACTGGTGGGGCGGGTAAAAACTCACCACCAACCTTGCAAAAATACATCCGTTCAAGCAGAGCTGTACGTAGGGTACCGACATCATCATTAAAAATACCTAAAGAACCTTGGGGTCCAACCCCAGTGATGCGGTGTATGGTTCTTTCGGTCCTGCCTACCTGGTAGTACTGCACGTGCAGGTCGGGGTGAGTCAATTCACTCTTGACTGAAACCCCGCGTACAGCTACCAAGTGCCCTCACAGGGTGCTGGTGCGCAGAGGGACTCCATTCCTCCTGCCACACCGGCACACCCATTTGATCCAACGGTTAATGAAGCACATTTCCCTATCAGCCCACACCTCTGCCAATCGGTCAGCCAATAACTCAGCATCATTCTTGACGAACACCAGTTCCACACACACGGGAATCATGATGTTGATGTGGCTGGGACGCACCCCACGCTTTACCATCGAATCCAAGAGAAATTTCCGCACCGCCAGTAGGTTAGGCTTAGTTCTCTCGGGGCACCCAAATCGGTTCTTAGCTTCTTGCACTAACAAAAAGGTGAACTTGCGCCTTCCCTGCACCTCATTCTCCTCCTTTGTTGGATCAACATTTATGACCACCATATGTTGCTCAGCTAAGTCACCCCGACCTTGGGAACAGTCATCGATTAACGCATCGATGTTGCGTAGTTCAACTCCTCGCACACAGCAACGGGAAAATTTCCATAGAAAGATCCCCCCCACTATTGACAGCAAAATCATCGGGAGGACCAGCAGTTGGTAATTGCCGGCCCAGTTCGCTTCCTCTCTTAAGTTTGTCGCCATAGTTGTGATTAGTGTTGAGTGTCATTTTCGCCCGTTAACATGGGTTGGAGAGTCAGACTCCACTGCCCGGTCCTCCGGGACGTTTGGTTGGTGGTAGATGCTAACCTACCCGACGCTCGTTAACCAACCGGTGGGATAACCCCACCGACGCATGCCCCATTCCCCCGCATGCGACCGTGGCGGCCTGCTAGCCGCCCCCTTTGACTCCAATGTTACCCTCTTTCGGGTGGGCGGGTGTGTCATTCCACGCCACTATAATCGGCAAAGCCGACCTTCACGTGCCCCTCCTACGCACGTGAACATGGGGGCCCACTTACCCCCCCTCTTGACTCCTGCCACACTAGGCTTATGAACGCGCACTCATAGTACTGGCTGCTAGATTCGGGCACACTAACAACCACCGAATTAATTCGGTGCGAGCTAGTGTCTCCTACGTGCCGATGGCCACATGCCAATCGTGGGTGGTAAAAGCTATGCCACCCAAGCGTGGTGGTGTTTGTCAAACACCCCCTACA